GATTGTCGTCCATCATTTCCTTGGAAATCGTGAAGTCCTTAGAAAATGCAAGATGTTCAATCAGCTTGCTATATCCTTCCTCGAAGGTATCAACCGCGGCGTTAGTACCTTCATCCTTTACAGCGAAATCGCCAAGCCCGCCGATAGTCGTCGCTTTTTCTCCAAACCTCTTGGACTTCTCAACATTCGCCAGTGCGTTTACAAGATCGTCATACTTGTTCTGCTGTGCGTCCGCGTCAAAAATTGCCGCGTTGATAAACTTTGCCCACTCGTTCCAAAGGGAACCGTTCTTTGTATTATCACGAATAGTAACAGCCATTTTTTACTCCCTTATCTTTTCGTTTTGTTCCTTGAAGCGTTATACAGCTTCCGCAGATCCTTGTCTGAATACTCCGGGAACCATTCGCGCCACTGCGCCAGTTCGTTTTCCGGAATATCGACGCCTTCCACGTTCCCGGCAAGCCCGGCAGCCGCATTTAAGTGTCCTTTGGATTTTGCCTGGTTGATTGCGCTCTGCTGTGCTGCCTGCTGTTTCTGCTTCGATAACCGCTCAAAATTAATGAGCTTGTACGCGTCAGACAGTCTCACGCCCGCATGCGTCTGAACGTACTGAATGACATCAAGGAAATTGTCCTGTGCCTTTAAATCTTCAAGTCCGTTCACTGTCGGGTCAATCTTGTGGATATTCTCGACATCTTCCGCAATCATACGATTCGCTTCCGACTGCTGCTGTGCCTGAAGCACTTCCTGCGCCTGCCGGATAACAGGACTATTCTGCACTTCCTGTTCAACCGCGCGATTGATCATCTGCGGATCCAGTCCTGCTTCCTTGAGCTGTGCTTCCTGTTGCTGCCTCGCCTGTGCTGCCATAGCTTCGGCGTAATCCGCCGCGCTTTCAATCGGCTTTCCTGTGACGGGGTTTTTGTAATTGCCAAACATCTGTTTGTATTTGGCGTCGATTGCTGCCTGCTGTGCCGCAAATCTGCGCTCGGCTTCTGCTTCCGCTCTGCGCCTGATTGCCGCATATCGGGCGTTATCTTCGGGTGACTGCTGATTCGCGGGTTCAGCTTCTTCGCTCTGATTATCTTCAGAATCATCCTCGTTGCCGGAATTTCCATCCAGCTGGTCTTTGGACGTATAAACTACTTCTCCGCCCTCGTCCTCGTTCGGTTCAGCGGCTCCCGACATGTTTTCGCTTGTCTCCTCGGTTCCACCGGTTAAACCGTCACCTTCGCCGAAGAATTTAAGATGAGTAAAATGCATAACTGTTCTCTCCCTGATTTTTGCGCTGTTCTATGCGATATATAATAAAATGGTTATTCGTTGTCGTCTGTAATCTCAACCGGATTATATTTGACGGCAACCACCTTCCCATATTCGTGACACTGTTTATTGCGGCAGGTAATTTCCATTTTGTAGGCAAACGTGCCATCCTTGCGCCGCACAATTTTATTGGACGTTATCCGCCCTTCAACCTGGCATGCCGGGCATTTCATTCTGATCACCTCCGCCTTCGATCTGTTCCGCCGTCTGATTGTTGGCTTGTATCTGTTGCATCATTTCTTCCTGCTTCTGCTGCATTTCTTCCTGCTTCTGTATCCGCTGTTCAACAGTACTTAAAGCAAGGCCGGCATTCGGATATCCGGACGCTTTCATGAAGCTCCAGTAAGTTCTCAGTGTGTCCAGCTCTCCAAGCGGGCCAAACGCGCCGGATTGAAGCTTCAAATCGGTCTGATTCCACATTGCCTCGCGGTTCGCCATCAATGTTGACGTGGGATCTGTATCAAAAATGAATTCATCGTCCCAGTAAAACTCTCCGGCTTTGTCTATGCGAAGGAATTCGTGCCGGTCAAGCGTTCCATACGTCTGATTGCCGTCTGCGTCCTGCGATGTGATTTCCGTTGTCTGGTCCGCATATGCAAGCCAGAACTTGAACATAATCTCGTAAAGATGCGCATACGCTTCATTCTTGAGAACTCTCTTCGATTCCAAACGCCCCGCGGCCTGATTGATTGCGTACTGTCTTGCCGTTCCGGAAGTCTCCGAAGATTTGAACTGCCCCTGATAAGCGTCTGTAATGCCCAGCGTCGATTTAGCCCAGTTGTAATTTATTTCAAGGTAGTTCTCATCGTTCTGCACGTTGGGCTGTACGTTTATGACGTCTACCAATGCTTTTTCTGCGGCATTATCAAGACGGATAACCTTCAGCTCCTTATCGTTAAGCTCCACCTTTTTCCCGCGGGGGAGCGTAACGTAAGAGCCGCCCTTCATCAGCTTTTCATTGATCTTGGTTCCCAATTTCTTAATGGTGTCCTGCTGATCAATGATTGCCTTTGTGTCGGAATCCCCAAGCAATTTGTCATTGGCTGTAATGTTTTTCCGAAGCACGATCGGGTAAACGTTCGGCTTATAGTACGGGATCTTCTTCTTTTTATGCTGTACAGTGATCTTCTGCGTTCCGTCCGGATTCATGACGGGATTCCCGTTTTCGTCTACATCCGGAACTTCCTCTTCTTCCATTGGAGGAATACTTGTCTTTCCGAATGTGCTTCCGGAAGGCTTGCGAAGATCTGTGACTTCAATTGCATCTACAAGCTCTTCGTACTCTTCCGGAGCTTTCTTTGACTTCGTACTTCCGCATACCGGACACTTGCCATTCTGCATAACGGATCCGCACTTCGCGCACCTGTCAAGATAGCGTGATTCGTAGTCTTCCATATCAAGAAGTTCGTATCTGTCACACCAGATATACACGCCTACGCCGCCATGATCATTGCGATAATATGCCGTATAAACCGTAACAAGGTCGCTATTGGTTGACGCGTCCGCCACTTCTCCGGTAAGCTCCTGCTCATCGTTCTCTGCGTCTGACACATCAACGCCGTAAATCTTCTTTACCGTTTTTTTCGTGAGAAGCTGCTGGATAAAGAAGTAATCCATGTTGTCGAAGTCGGAAACTCCAGGCTGCGGTATCAGCTTCTTCGGATGGATCTCCGAAACCTTGATATCTCCTATCTGTGAGTGTGTTCCTTTGTTCTGATCCCACTGCACATACAGATAATCGCCGCCTACCATCGGGACATTCCGCTCCACAATGTCATTAATCGCGGCCAGATTGCATGACATGATCTTGTTTTCAAGCAGATATTCAATCTTGTGGGCCAGTTCGTCATCTTCCGGATGAATTGCGTGAACCTTTGGCATTGGAATGCTGGAGTCAACCTGCGACTCAATCAGCTCATAGACAATATTGCGGACATTAGTTGCTCTTTTTGACGCCGGATCTCCCGTATTCGGGTTGTCCTGCACATCCCTGGTACCGTTGTAATAATCCGTAAAAAGACGCATTTTTGCGCGCTCATCCCCGTAAAGGGTTCTCGCGTCTTCCATGCGCTGCTTCCACTCTTTCAGTTTTGCCGGTTCCGGTTCAGCTATGCTTCTTACCGTTCTTCCTGCCATATTCTTAATTTTTCTCCAAAATCCGTTCGGCATATTAATCCGGTTCGCCCCATCGCTCTATGAGCATTGCTTGTTCTTCTGCGTTCGCGTTGTCGTAGTCTTCCCACATATCCGGACGCCAATGAATGTGTTTCGCGTTTGTCTCCGATTCTGCGGGAAGCGTCCAGTAAACGCACCAGTAACGAAGACCGTCAACGGAATGCGTCAGATCGTGCGGCTTATTCGCGTAAATGTTCGGCTTTTTGTCGTCTCGCTGTATCTTCTTTAAACACCGGAGAAGCTCCGGAGCGCAATTTTTATAGATCGTCAGCCTGCCTTTTCCGCCTTCCGGATGCTTCAGGTATTCCTTTATTGCAGAACATCCTGCCGCGATATCATTGTTGACCTTTGTCAGGTTCAGCCCGTTTTCCTGAAAGATAATTGCTCTCGATTTGCCGGATTCCTGCCCCCTGTTCCAAAGATCCGGAGGTGCAAGAAATTGTCTGACATCATAATCCCGACTAAGGTCAAGTATCGTCTGTGCGGCCGCGCCGATCGTCAGGTTTGACTTGCAATATTCCTGCACAATCTGCGCGTTCCCGTATGCATCGCGCTGTATCCAGTACGCCGCCAGCATATCAAGGCCATAGTCGAACGATACATAAGTGTTGAGACTGCCGTGAAGCGGCTCATCGCTAAGAATTGATTCGTCCGTAACCTCTGGAAAGAACGCTCCGCCAGGTACGGTCAGTGCTTCCTCTTCCGACGCGGGATATTCTGCCGTCATAAGTGCAGGATCGGAAAGGTTTGCTTTCGTTTCTTCGTACCAGTGCTGGTCTCGGGAGGGATCCGCATACCAGGGAATGAAAATCTTCCGGAAAGAGTTCGCAGGGTTCGTCCAAAGCTCCTCAAACAGAGAACCGCGCTTAATGGTTGATACTCCGATAACCTGGCCAGAGTGTGCTCTATTGATTGTGGGATATGCAGCAGCCCAGATCTGACGGTCAAATTGCTGGAAAGCCCACTCGTCAAATATCAGAAGATCCGCTGTAAAGGATCGCGGCGCGTTCTCCGAAGAAGCGAAGCACGCCATCTTTGAGTCCGGATAATTGCCGGGAAAATGAATTGTTACGGTCAGCGCTGTCTGCTCGTACCAGATTCCTTTCCAGCCGGGTTCAAGGTTCCCTTTTTGCTGGAGAAGCGACGGCATATACTTCAGAATAACGAAGGCCATACGCCGTATCAGCTCTTTGGCCTGATCCTCTGCCTGCGACATGCCGATGATCGTCTTTCCTGGCTGAAGCATCTTCCACGCCGCGTAATGAAGCACCAGCCACGAAATACCAAGCTGCCTTGCTTTCAGCACGATGCACCGGCGATAGCTCCGGAAATCCTGCAATGCCTGCGCCTGCGCCTTCCACAATTTGAACGGAACAATTACTTCGTCACTGTCCTTGTTTTCAATGTGACCATACGTCCGGACAAAATATTCCGGATTGTCTCGCACATAATCCAGCTCCGCTTTATAGATTGTTTCCCATTCCTTTGCTTCCATGCGTAAATTATAGCATGTTCTTTCTGATAATTCACAATATTAGTTGTATTTATCTGTCTTTCATGAATATATCTGTTCCGGCATCACGGGCATCAGGTCCGCCATGTCACAATCCTTGTGAGCGCGTGCGTGCAATGGCCTTCGCTGTAATATTCTGGCGCAGCCGGTACCTTGGTGCCTGCCATTGAATCGCGTCTAAATGGCACGTTTTTTTGACAAATTTCATATTGCTAACTTGGCAAGTTACTTAGAGAACTTGCAACCTATTTGCAACCTATTTGCAACTTACTTGCAACCTAGTGATACGAATCAAATCGTATCAAAACGTAAATTGCTTATATGCAAGTAGATATTGAGTAGATACTGAGCAGATACTTGAAACTATATTCAGCCACTAATTACTACTGGTTTGAATACTGTGTTGAAATGAGTAATTGATATGGTATGGTTACATTATATAGAGTTGAAAAAAATATAAAATTTTGTATGGCAAATATAGTAGGGATGGAGACGCACACCTTATGGTATAGGGGGTAGGTGGATACTAATCTATATATAAATATATATATAAATATATATATAAAATTAGATATAGATATAGACAGAAGAATAGATATACATACAAAAAAGATAGAAAAGAAAAAAAATACACCTATATGTATTGATGAAGGATAGCAGGAAGGAAGATCATCGGGTCTGCATGATCCAGGATCCGGAGCGGGCAGCAGGACACACAGAAGGCAGCAGGAAGGCCGCCGCCCTACCATAACGGAAGGAACAGCGGCCCGATGTGGCACCAGATAGCGAAGCACCGCAACTATTCGCAAAACAATTCTTTAGCGAACAGTTGGAGCTGTTTTTCGTCCTGAAATGCCTGTTTTATGTGTTTTGTGGTAACAGATGCATATATTGCGGTTAAATATGCATATCTGCATTATGATTATGCATTTTCCGGTTGATTAACGGGCCCGTCTGCGTCTGCGATCCGCGCCGGCCCTGCGCCTGCATCGAACCGATCGGAAGCTCCGTCGCCCTGCTCCGCGCCCTGCAAGCGGTTGTAGACATTGGTTATTAGTGCCATCTGCGCAGGTGTCGCGCCTGTAATTTCGGTTTCGGACCGGTCAACGGGTTTTTCGCCTACTGTATCGCGGACATATTCTGCCGCCCTGACGTTTCCGTCCTGTGCAGCCTGCATCATCGACGCGACCATGACGTCTTGGTTTGTCATTTCCGGATGGTCCTTGTTTGGCTGCTTCAACCACCTGTCTATAGTGTCCGCTATGCGCTCTCTCTGGACGAACTTTGCATGTAATGCATCTCCGCCTTTGCTTCGGACCTCCCGCGACCATGAATCATTTTTGACCAACATCCGTAAATAACCGCCCTTAGACGACACCATATTACGCGATTCGTTGATGCAGCCATCTGGAAGCATGCGAAAAGAAGAAGAAAAAACATCGTCGGGAATAATCGGCCTGCCTTTCTCGTCTTTTTCGTACTTGGAAACGTCCATTTTAACAATGTCCGTCTTTTTTTCTGCCATGTCTTTTCTTCCTTCTTTTTTGTTCGTTCCGGTCCGAAAAATGCCAAAATGTTTAGAAAAATAGAAAAATTTGGAAAATGTCGGAACAGTCGGAACATTTTCGGAACATGTCTTAGATGATAATTAAGTATAGAATATATAGATAAATATATAAATAATATAATAAATATCTATATATCTATACTAATTACCTTGGTTATCAGACTTTTCCGAATCCTAACTGTTACGGACTAATGATACCATGTTCCGACTGTTTTTGCCATTCTTCCTTCGCGCGCGCTGGCATGGCATTTTTCCGGACAATAAAAAACAGTCACTACCGATGCCGGCAATGACTGTCTGTTAATGATTGTTTGTGGTACGATCTGGAACGAATCAATCCCACATGTGACTATTCAGATATTCTGCTTCTTTTTTCTTTTCGGCTTCTTCGGCCTTGTTCATATTCTCAACGGCCTGCTCCCAGTTTCCGTTTAAGATCTGTTCCATGGCTTCGCGGGCAACCGTTTCTAGACCGGATTTTTCTTCCATGTTCATTGCTCTAATGTAGGCGAAGGCTTGCGGATATTCTTTCCGCATCTCTTTGAAATTGTACTTCGGCGCCGGACGAACACCCAGCCCGCCAACGTCTTCAAACGAGTCTTCCCACTCGTCCGAATATTTCCAAATATCGGCGTATGCAGCCAATACCTTTTTAAAACCAGGGATTGCGTCTCTCTTTGCTTTGCGTTCTTCGTCCGCTTTTTTCTCAGCTTCTTCGCGGGCCTTCAGAATGTTGTAGATTTCCTTTGCGTGCGCTTTTATCGCGCGCTCTGCTTTGTCTCCGTCCTTTTTCAACAGATATATTGCTGTGGTGCGGATCTTCTTTTCGTTCCCTGCCGGAATGATTATTCCGTATCTACTAATTAACTCTTCAGCTGTCATCTTTTCGATTTCTTTCATTTCTATTCTCCTTCCCTCTTGTGGGTTTTTCTTTCTTTCTGCCTACATGGTATCATGTATTATTGTGTCTGTCAACACCATTTTTGCAAATTAAAAACGGCCCCCGCCGAAGATCTGCGAGAACCGTATTCTTGCTGCTGCCGCATCTGCTATAGCATCCGTGCGCCGTGCGATCACTCCGCGGACCGACGCAGCGCAAGATCTAATATGTAGGCGTTTACCGACTTGCCTTCTTCAGCTGCATATTT